TATCATAGCGTTGGGGTCGAATCTCTTATTTTGGGGCTCGTTGCCCTTACAAGCTGCCATAAGCAGCACTACCGTAAACAAATAAATAACTTTTTTCATAAAAAAATACAATTAAAACATTGATAAATTAATATTGCAAAGATATAAAAAATATTTAATCCGATACAAATATTTCCATCAGTTATTTCCTATAATAGTAAAAAAGAAGTCGCTGTCTCTCTTCTGCCCGCCGTTTACCTCATAGATATATGCCATAAAATATTCGGCATATAAACCGTCTACGGTAGCTACCTTATGAGTTCCTTGGGGGGTTACTTGTACTGAGTAGTTCGAGTGACCTACCGAGTGGTACACTTTATAAACACCCTCGCTAATCCTATCGCAACGCAGCCACGAGTGTTTCTTTGCTCCCCATAAATTCCTTGATCCTCCCGATGCTAACGCACACCCGCTCAACAATACGCCTGGAATATCGGTATTGCCACGTACGGCGAGCCCGTAGCCTCGCTTAAAAAACAGGTACTCCAAATCCGAGTAGTACGAGTACATACCGTCGGAGCCGATACAGGTCTTTTTGGTAGGTAGTTTGTAAACAACCCTCAGGCTGCCTATGCTCTTAAGATGCCAAAAGACGGTTCTGTTACCCTTTTTCAGCATCACCGATACCCTTACACCCAATACTATTTTTACGAAGCCGTCAGACGGTATGGTAAAATCCGTATTTTCACGTATTTCGCCCAGATAGTTGTCGTTTAGGTATGCCCTTGCTTGTATATTTATCCGCTCAGAGCCACTTATGACATCGTCCGGGAAAGGACTTGAGACGACAAAACTCTCGGGAGATACACCTAAAGATACACGTATATTCGTAGCCTCAGGTACCCGAAATTCGCAATCGTACCTCCACGTGTCAGATTCTTTGCTCTCTGTAATTTCATTGTTTTCATTGACAGACATAGTAAATATACCTCTCTTCAAAATTGTCCCATCCCCCCATCCGCTATCAAAAGCGACTACTTCAGTATTAGTCATTTGTGTAGGCTTTTGTGGTAGGTCGTTGAGTGTCAGCAGAAATCGTTCCTCACCTGCGGTACGACCTGTTATATTACCTCCTACTATCTCGTAATCACCTATCTTGCCCGCTGTTGCCTCGATAGTACCTTTAGCGTATAGTTGTCCGTGTTTGTCCCACGCAAACTTCCCGAAAGCCCTGTGTCCCGAGCCGTCTTTTTTGTCGAGAGCACCGACACTCATCGGACTCTTGAATTCTTTGCCTGCGTCGAGCAGAGCATTTTGGTAGGTGCCGCCACCGAAAAAGCTCACATTGTCGGAGGCAATACCGCTTATACCCGACCGAACAACGCCGTCTACACCTCGGGCAAACATAAGGTTCGATAGCACGAGACCTCCATTTATGTCGGTGGAGCCGTTTTGTATAGCATCGGTGATATATTTGGTAGACACTCTGTGCGGTCTGTAAACCGCTGCCTTATTGCCTCGGACAAACATAAGGTCTTTTGCCAAAAAGTACGCCCCCAAGCGTGCATCTCCCCCAAATCTTACCTGAAACCCAAAACAAAAAGCTGTTGCGTTTTTAGGAATAGTAAACTTTACCTCAAAATCACACCACTCCCCTATTTTACTCGGCAGTGGGCTTAGTGGCAAAATATCTCCCCAATCGGGAACTCCTTTTTGTTGACACAGTACTTGTAAGTTGGGAGTGAAACCATTACCTTCGGGGACAAATATTTTTCCCGAAAACACATAATCTGCACCGGGAGTAACCACCAATGTTTGTCTGTCGGTAAGTTTAGAAAATCGGTAATATATATCACTAAATGGCCGTAATATAATATATTGCCCCGCCCCTGTTTTTTTGTCTGTATAGAACGTCAACGTATTTCCTCCGCTTATAGTTCCATCCAAATATGGAGAGCCCTTTGTACCAAGTTCGGTATTTATTAGCAAGTTCTCCGTACCAACCTCTATATCGTCTATTGAATTTTTTATAAGGTCTTCGGCACTCGAATATTCTCCGTTGCTGCCCAGAAACTTGATATTACCCCCGATTTCGCCGTTATCGAGGTCGAAATAGGTCTTGCCGTTGGTACTCGTAATTTTACCCGTACGCACAAACTTACCGTTGATAGTCGAAAATCCATACGACAGCGACACCGACCTCGCCTGCAAGGTGCTGTCTACGGAATTTACCACCCCTATCCAGAAGTGGTAAAACATAGGGTCTTGCTCGGGTTTTATCTGATTCTTGGAGAAGATGATAAATCCGCTGCTGCCGTTACGCTGACATTTGGCATAGATATAATAAGCTTCGTCGTCGACGAACGTAGTTGTATTGTCTGCCAAGTTCCACACACGCGGGTTGTTTTCGTCGATAGTATAGTGTGTCAGAGTACCGCCTTTTACCTTTATTACATTTTCATTGCCCTCATAGTTCGGTTGGAACATCGTATCTGTAAGCCCAAACTGCATCGATTTGGCTCCTACCGACAGAGCAAGCGTATCTATCGAGTTGGGTTTTATCTTATCCGTATAGTAATCACCCTCAGGGTCGAAGACCATATCCATCAGCTCCTGCGATGTCCGCCAGTTGTTACGAGCACGGGCAGGATTATCGAGATGGTTTGTATGTACTATCTTATCCTTCTCGACCATATCCGAAATGACACGGTTTACTATATTCGTGGATACCGTGTCGCTTATTGTGAGGGTATATGCGTATGGGTCGAAGAGGTTCCTTACCAGGGACTTTATGCGTACCGATTTGTCTACATTCAGGCTTTTGTCTTTTACGGGAATGTAATCACCGGGACTGAATATATTTACCCCCTCACTCCCGCCTACAAGGTTACGCAGGTACTCCTTACTGATACTTAGCCCGTATTTTACTTTCGGCTGGCTGTTTTGCTTGTAATATATATCGCTCTCTGTTTGCAGTTTAGCCTCCGCCTCGTCGATATACCTTTGTGGCAGAGTAACATCGAGTATCTTGTACTTGTCGCCCTCTGCAATCTGAAAAGCCTCCGCCACCTTACTCGGGAACTCGTCGCCTCGCTCATCTTTGAGCTTGATAATGGTAAATGTGCGTGTAGCGTGGTCATACTTTTGTACGTTAAATTCGTAGCCCGCCAAATTACCAGTATTGAAATGTATTTTTGCAGCGACACCGGGTAGCAGATACTTTGTTGTCTTACCGTCAGCTTCTTTCTCATTGAGGTCAAACATATTGTCGTCTCTGAACTTCAATACATTATCGGTATAGATTGCTGTTACTTTCCCGTCGAAGGTCGGTTTTATGCTATCAAAATATTTTGTTGCCTCGAATATTCCGAATTTGTCGGATATTCCTTTATCCTCTATATACGACTGCCCCTTGTTTTTGTTGGGCAGGCACAGTCTGTTTGCTCTGTATTTGTTGGTTATGTTCTGTGTCGACCCATATACCTTGAGTCTTGTTACCACGTTAGACGAGTCTACATTTTGCCTTTCGAGAGAATACAGACCACGTCCCCTACCAAACTCAAAAGCAAAGGGAAATACCTTCCCTACCTTTTTTATGAAATGGATGGTGTTTGTCCCGTCCTTTTGTACTATCTCGTACTCTACCTCGAATGTAGAACATAAGTTGTGCAGTACCGACAGGCAGTTGTCTGCCTCACCGAAGTTAAGCGTTTTGTCGCCGTCGGTATCGGGACAGCTACCCAATACCCACTCATCAGGGAATACTCTGTTTGCATTGGATATCAATACTGTTGCAAATCGGCGGAGGTCTCCTGTAAGACTATCTGCTTTTACATCTTGCAGTTTGTTCTTGGTGGTATCTATTGTCAGGTCGAATGTTGCTCTGGCCAGTGCGTATTGCATACCCTCAAACTCCAAATTGTAGGAGTAAGCCATACTGCCCGTTTTTCTTGCACTCGGCAGGCGATTGAGACTATATGTCCTACCGAATACGGTTATTCGGTCTCCTATTCGGTATTCTTGTGGCAGTGGAGCATCTATGCTGACATTGACCATGTCGGCACCGAGTAGCTCCCACGTCTGTGTAGCCTGCTTTATGGCAACGCCCTGACTTCTGTTAGCCAAAGGGATTACCGTACCGTCCATCTTTTTTATAAAAATCTGTTCCATACTGTTTTAGTTGCTTCCGTATTGGTTATATTAAAACTTTTGATTTCGTCGATACAGCCCGTTATTATCGGGTAATAGACACCATCTTTGTCATAGTTATGTCTTACTTCTACCGACGAGCCGAATATATCGTAGTCGGCACTGCCATCGCCCCAATATACGTTTATCAGCTTATTCGTCGTTACCGTAAAGGAACACTTTTTAGTTATTGCCATACCCTCAGTAACAGTGTGCTGTAATACACGTTTCATAGGCTCAGGCTCTATTAATTTCACCTTGAAAGTACCTATCATATCGATGTCTCCCCATTTTTTCGACACATCTGTATCATCTTTGAGGTATACCTCATACACAAGAGGTTTACCTATGCCGATGTCTATCATCAGCCTTTGTGTGCCGGCATTTTGGAACGGGCGTAGGAAACTTTGCATTTGCCTTATAAATTGCAATTGACCGTCTGCTCTTATAAAACAACTGAGAGTTATTTCGCGTGCCTCGTAGTAGTGTGCCATTTTATCTATAACCTCACCGTGATAGTCGTCCCAAGACACGACATCACGCTTTTTTACTTTCGGCAGTCCTACTATCCCTTCCGATGCCGATACACATACGCCACATGTATCTTTTATATCTTGTCCATTAATAAAATACTTTATAGAGTTCATACTAATACGTTTTTTGCTGTTTGTTTATAATTTTTATTGTGCTGTTTTCCCCTCTCGTTTTGACGTCTGCTTGTCCGTTGTCATAGAGATATACGCATACCCTTGCGTTATCAATCGCCTCGATTGTTATCTTTGCATCATCAAGCACGTCGATAAGAGCGAACGCACTGTCTGTAATCCTTATATTCAGCGTCGAGTCGTGTTTGGCGTATATACGTGAAACATTATATTCCGTTATGCTTGCCTGCCCGACGGTATCGCCGAGTGCTATCAGCTGCTTGGGATTATATACGTCTATTTCGTCGTCGAGAAATACGCCGTATTCCTCCATTACTCCCTTGAAGTTTGACCTTATGTATTCGTTGCTCGGGTAGTCGTTCGACAGACAGAAGTCGAGCCCCGCGACATACATTTCTACCATCGCCCGCTTGTCTGTAAGCCTTTTCAGTTCGCTGTGCCATTCGTCGCATATCCCCAGCCGACGAGCTTCCCTCGCAAGTTCTTTTGCAATTTTCATTTAAAGTCACATTTTTATATGGTTCAACAATCCTATTCCCCTCGTGGTATCAATACCGTTAGTCGACAATCTCTCGTATATACTTTTTAGGTATCGGTTGTATGTAGCATATTCGCTAATAATAGCCGTATTACGTGCGATATTTGTTACCTGCACCAACTGTTGTTGCAATACTTGTGCGTTTTCGAGTTGATTAATACGTATTGCGTTCATCTGTCCAGCCACAAGGCTTGCCGTCTCTTCGGATACTCCTTTGATGGCTCCGCTCATAGCGGTCGAGCTTGCCTCTCCACCTGTAAAGAACTTCTTTATATCCTCGGGCATACCCTCCAACGCTTTACCGAAACCCTCGCCTATTGCTTTCAAATCATCGCCAAATGCTCCCATATCCTCGATAACCTTATCGAAACCCTTGAAATTACCGTCGCCGTCAATCCATCTCTTTGAATATCGGTCTATGATTTTTCCGATAGGTTGTTCGAGTAGCTTTTGTATAAGCATTCTACGGACAATATTTGCCACTATATCATCAACTTTTTTGCCAAAAGCAACAGCAGCGTTTTCTCCCTTACTGAAAGCGGATATAAAAGCCTCACCCAATTCGTTGGCAATACTTTTTGCGTCGGTCTGAAGTATATTGTCAAGTATTTTATTTATATTGTCTTCTATTTCGCGACCCGCTTGTTCGTATTGTTTTTTTAGTTCTTTTACCTTCTCCGGGTCAGATTTCTTCTTGTTTTGCTCTGCCTCCCAAGCGGCTTTCAGATGCTCACGCTGCTTTTTGAGGTTGTCTATCATCTCTTTCTGCTTCTTGTATTTTTCTTCGCCCAGAGCCTTATCTACTGCACGCGACAGATCTTCATACGACTGTTGCAACATATCTACCGCCTCTTTATGTGCCTTGATTTTTTTCTCCATTGCTTTATCTTTATTGCCGGCAATAGATTTTATTACGTTCATTACAGCCTGCACCACCAACAGAGCAGCCTTGATGATAGCCAATATTACCGACGAAGTTTCCGCCGTCTGTATAGCCGCCGATACTGTAATAGCCATAGTTGCCACAGTGGATAAGGAACTGATAGCGGTTGCTCCAATATCTCCAATAGCATCTTTTAGGAACTCCGCCGACCCTATGGCATCTTGTACGAAGGCAAAACTATTAGACGTTGCCTGTCCTAACTGCTTCCAATTGCGTTTTATGTTTTGTGCGGTATCTGCCGAATTTTTTCCCGCATTATCAAAAATTGTTTTTATAGCCTCGCCCACCTGCCGGAATGGGTTATCTTGCATTATAACAGTCTTTGCCTCATTGAGCTTTTTGAGGATATTCGACAAATCTATAGGATTAAATGTCCCTGACAACGTATCAAACTTAGCCTCTATCTCTTTTACAAGAACATCTATCTGACGTGCCGTCAGTTCGTCTAAGTTACCGAATAAATTTGTCCAAGCATCTGACTGCGTAAGCTCGTCGCTTGCAAGCTTCGACAGCTCCTTTCCCTCCGAGCGGTCTATCTCTTTTGCCATATCGGCATTGCCATTTGCCTCGGCTACCTTACGTTTAGCGGCGTATTTGTCGATAATCTCCTGCTTACGCTTCTCAAAGGAGGCATACTCTTTTAGCATCTCGTCATACTTCTTTTGACTATTTGTCTTGTCATTCGTATCGAGAGTGTCTAATTTTATCTTTGCCGCCTCTTTTTGTTCGGGTGTTGTCGCCTCATCGTATTGTTTCTGCAATTTGGCTCGTTCCTCCAAGTAACGTATCTCTCCGTCTATTTTGCTCTGTATATATTTGTTATATTCCGCTTGTGCCTCATTATACTCTTTGCGTATCTGCTTCATAATGCCGTTTTCGGCGTTATCGACCGCCTCCGACTTTTCTTTGCCGAGCTGTGTATTGTCGCCTTTTAGTTCGCTCCGCTTGTCGGCTATAATGGCAAGTTTAGCCAGTACGTCGTTTTCTGCCTCAAGTTGTTCGTCGAGGCTTGTCTTGAATGTATCTATCACGCTTTGGTCTGTCTCGGAGGCTATCTCGTTTAGTATATATTTCAATTGTTTTTGGGTAAGCGACGTTTTATCCTTCATCTTATTAAGGTACTCCAAATATGTGCTGCCACCTTTTAACGTGTCGGCAAAAGCCTCCTCAGCCTCTTTACCCAGACCTTTATTTACCCATTTATAATATTCGGTGTAAGCCTTTTTGCGTGCCTCTATCTTTGCTATTATGGGGTCGGTTTTATCCTTGTTTGTTTTATCGGGCTTATCCGTTTTATCTGTTTCATTAACCTTGTCCAATACATTTATTTTCGCTGCCTCAAGTTTTTTCGCTGCCTCTTGCTCCGCTTCTAGTGCTTTTTCGAAAAAGCCTCGCATTCTTTTTTCTGTTTCAGCTACTGCGTCTTCCGCTTTCTGCCAAGGTCCGTCTTTAACGTTTATCACTCCTTTTCGCTTAACCCCATAGCCATCTATATACTCTCCTTTTTTTTGATAATACACTTTGCGAACAGATTCCAATTTTCGTTGATTTTCAATCAGTTTTTTTACTTCTTCCTCCCCTTGTTGAGAGTAAACTGCTGCCTTTGCTTTTGCTATTTGTGATGCGATAAATGCGTCTTTATTTACTATAAGTAGGTTTTCCATATCGGCAACGTTCTTTATCGATACGCCGAGTTCATCGAAAGCTTTGCGATTTTCTTCGAGGAACTTCTCCTTGGCAGCCATATCGTTGCCGAGTTTTTCGTATTTTATCGACAGCTCCTCAATAGCCCCTATCGGCTTATACGCATTATCCACGACAGATTTTGCAAACTCCTCCTGTGCCTTTTTAGCCTTTTTAGCTTTATTTGCAAATATAGCATAAACAGCTATGAGTGCGGTTATACCTGTAGCTATCCAACCAAAAACAGGTATGCTTTTTATAGCCCCGCTTATGGCATGAAAAGCTCCCGCAAGTCCGAGGTTAGCCAAAATACCTTTTTTTGCCACTATTGTTTGCCCTTCGGTTACCGCCGTATTTGCCCCTTTGGTTATGGTATTTTCGGCTTGTGCCGCGGTATTTATCTTTGTAGCCGCGGTTTCTGCTGCGGAAGCTACGGCAGCCTTGCCTGTTACCTTTGCCCACCACTCTTTGAGACCATTTATGGTTACTTGCCTAAAGGCACTGTTTTTATTGAGTGTATCGGCTACTTTTTGCAGTTCGATAGTCATAGTCATCACCGACTGTACTTTTTTCATTATACGCTGCAAGTCTTCGTTTTCGTCGGCAAAAAGCGATATTTCTGCCGATGCAGCCGACAAACCGCTTACTACACCCGACAAACCTGATATAATACCACCAAAATTAGGCATATCGCTTGCAAAAGCTTTCCCTTGTGCCTGTATGTCTCCCTGCAATTTCATAAGTTGGCCGAGTTTTTGCTTCAATACGTCATATCGAGCCTCTTGCCCGGCAAATATCTCTCCCGAACCGTTTACATCGATAAGCGCAACCATCTCATTTTTTACTTGTTGTATAGCTGCCTGCAGGCTATCAGAGGACATAGCATTTGCTTTTGCTTGATTTTGAACCTTCTGATAACTTTTTTCGAGTTTATTTAGCGCTTCTTCTTGCTGTTTGAGTTCACGTATCAATATTTTTCGTGTAGCGATTTCACCTTGTACTACATGCTGTTGTTGCGTGGCAGCATTGTATTTTTTATCGTTGCCGGCAGCAGAGGCTTTTGCGGCACTTTCGCCAAGTGACTTGTACTTGGCTTCAAGTTCTTCTACTCGTTGGCTATTTATATCTATGCCTGTACCTATATCTCTAAACCCTTGCTCTATCTGCTCGGCTACACCCAAAAAAGCAACATCTGCCTCACTAACCCCCGATGATACAGTACCGTCCGATAATCCCTGTATCCTTAGGTTAGTCTCATCAATTGCATCTTTTACTTTATTTATATCGAGCTCCGTCTTAAAATGCAGCCCGCCATTGCTAACTTCTTCCATATTTTACATTAAATTATTTACGTAATTCATAATATTTTGAGCGTTTTCTTCGGTAAGCACTATATCTTCCTCCTTGTCGCCCATATCGTAAGAGGGTGCATCTATCATCATCCTTTGTACCAATCCCCAAGCAATACCATTTAACAGATAGTCGTAAGTCCAGCCGAAGTGCTGACAAATAGCACCCCTGCGACCGTGTGGACTGCTCAAGCCTCTCTGTCGCTCTCTATCCGAATCGGCATTGCTGTGCGGTCGCTCGACATTAATCGAATAGAGTTCATAAAATCCCCCAAATTACACATCACATCTATCATCAGTGTGAGTCTGTACAGTTGTGATGGTTTTATTGCTCTCAAAAACAACTCTGTGAGTTCCGCCAGCTTTTTTTTGTCTTCCGTATATCGTACCATACCACCGGCGGCGTATTTCGGTACGAGGTAATCCCCACCGAGTACGGCGATAGCTACTATTCGGGCACATCTGACAGCGTGTTTTTCGACCATACTTTTTGCCGCCTGCGAACTCTTATTTCCCCGCATAGCCTCATCGTCGATAGCCACCTCTATCCATTCGGCAGACAGCCTGTCGAGTGTGCCAAGTGTAGGCTCTTCTATACGAAACGTTCGACGTATATTCATAGGGTTACGCTTACGGACAAGCCCAAACAGCTTCTTGTCAACCGTAAATTCGACATCATCTACAGCGAACTCTATTCCCTTACCTATCAGCGTATTGAGTTCGTCTTTCTCCTGTCTTAACTTCTTCTGGTTATCTGTCATTTTCTATTTATTTTTTCAAAAGCCCCGAAAACGCATAGTTCTTGGGGCTTTCGGCTTATACAATCAATAAAATAAAAACTTATGGCTTAGGTACTCCACGCAAAGCCTTTCCTGCCGTTACAGCCAAAGGTGTTACGGTAAAATCTACCAAGAAAATACCCTTTGCAGACATATCGGCATTGATTACTGCTTCGATATCTGCATTCGGAATCTCGAAGTTAAGACCTTGCTCAGTCTCGATAAGCAACGCCTTATTTGCAACGACTTCATTGCCATCGTAAGCCCAAGTCTCTTTACCTGCTGCACCGGTAGCAGTACCGCCAACATATTCGGCAAGCATTTTCGCATCGGCATCCATTATGGAAAATGTCAATTTGGGTATCTTGCGAGTTTTTTTCCTGTATTCAGGAGCTGCCATACCTTCCTCGAAATGTTCTGTAACTTCCGCCGCATCTTGCGACATCTTACAAGTATCCTTGTATGTTTTACCTATTTTGGTCAAAGATGTCGGCATTGTACCGTTAGCTGCTGCCGTACCAACCTTTATTTGCGCCAATCCAATTGTTATTGCACTCATATTATTACAATTTTTAAAATGTTAGTTAATAAAATATTTAGTTATGAATATTTCTATCTACGCGAATATTTACAAAGAGCTTGTGAACATTAGGCTCTTGTGATATTGTAATACTTACCGGAGCGGATTCAAAACCGCTTACGTTCGCACTCTTTACAACATCTATTGCCATATTAGCCGGCTCGCCAAGACGTATCCCTTTGATAATCCCATACTTTTTTTTAAGATTCTCCTCGATAGTTTTGCGGGCTGACGTGGTTTCTCTGTCCACATCGGAGCGGTATTCCTTCACGAAATCACAAACCTGTGTCTCAGTTAATTTTTCAACGAGGGCTGCCGCTTCCTCCTCGGTAGTAGCCTGTAACGTCAATACACGTGCCAGATGCTCCAATCCGTCTTTACGCACTCCTGAAAATTTTGCCGTCAGTAATGCAAAAATCTCTTTTTTCATCTTCGGTAGTTTTTCTTATAAAACATATCATATATCAAAAACGATACAAAATTACAAGCTACAACACAAATATGGCTCGATATAAGTCAAAAGTTATTAGCAAGTTATTGACGTGTGTTATATCGGACGTGCGTTATAGCTATTTTTGCAGAAATTAAAAAAACGTATAAAAAATATTATGGTAGAGATTTTCAAAAATATCGTAACGGCGGTTGTGGCGTGGGTATTGGCAATATATACATCGTACACGGACGCTTTTCTGACGTTATTCGTAGGCTTTACTCTCAACATCTTGCTTGGTGTGGGAGCAGATATTAATATCAATAAGAAGGCATTTAGCTTGCGGAAAGCAACGGATGCTTTATTGTTGCTGATATTCTATTTCACGTTGATAATATTCATTCACGTGGCATTGGGTCGCCGATATGTAGACTTGGCAAACACGATGATAACGTGGCTGACGTATATCGTGGGGTATTTCTATCTGACAAACATATTCAGGAACGCAAAAGTACTATTTCCTACATCGAAAAGTATCAAGTTTATATATGCATTCCTAAGTACGGAGGTGATGTACAAACTGAAAGCGTATCTTGGTTTCAGAAAATATAACAAAGAAGACAATAATGTTACGGAATAAGACAGATAAAATAATAGTACACTGCACCGCTACGCCCGAAGGCAGAGAGATAACGGTAAAGGAAATAGACTCTTGGCACCGCAAAGCAGGATACAACGGCATAGGTTATCATTATGTCATTCACCTCGACGGCAGAGTCGAAAAAGGCAGAGACGAGCAGCAGATAGGTGCTCATACCATAGGGCAAAATAATTGTAGCATCGGCATTTGTTACGTCGGTGGGTGTAACGCTAATATGAAGCCGAAAGACACCCGCACGGGAGCACAGAAGAAGGCGTTATTGAAGCTATTGAGAGAACTCAAGTTAAAATATAAGGGTATACCTATTTACGGGCATAGAGATTTTGCCCGCAAGGCGTGCCCGTCATTCGACGCAAAAGAAGAGTATAAGAACTTATAAATAAAAAAGGAGAACACAATAATGAGACAGACGGCTTTTCATAACATCTTTTTACTGATTTATATTTGTATCTCGGTTTTGGCGGGTTGTACGGTAAAACGTAAAGCCCAAACTGAAATTAAATCGTTTAAAGCGGACTACTCGGAGATAACCGATGAACTGCGTACTCAACACACACAGCTCGACAAGGTAACCGAAACAATGAGCAAGACAAAGGAGCAGATTGCCGAGTGGCTGAATGAGAACGTGAACTACGAGGAGCAGAAGTACGACAGTCTCGGCAGACTGATAAGCACGATAAAACAGACTACGAACCGCAACGGAGGCAGCACTGTAGTGAAGCAAGGAGACAAGTACGTATATGAAGGTGTAACGGTGCAACAGGTAGATAGCATTTTGTCGGCACAGATGAAGCAACTGCGGTCGGAATTAGTGGTGAAGAATAAAACAGTAGAGAAAGACATATCTATACCTGTCATAATATTTTGGATATTATTTGCCCTTATTGTAGCTGTTTGTGGAGTATTTATGCTAAGCGGTAGGACTCGTGGTTGGCTGGATAAACTATTAAATTGGCTATCTCTTATATTCAAGAAAAGGTAATGTATGGAATAAGAATATTATATAGTTTGTAAATAGGGAATTTTGTAGATATTATTTAGAAGTCGCACCTCCCGAGTACGTAGAGATAGCCAAGAAATCCTCAAATAAAAAATAGACTGCCCATAAAACAAAGCAGTCTATTTTCGTGTACTTTTCGTGTGTATAATCCATAAAACCACTAACACACAATGTTGATTGTGGAGCTGACGGGATTTGAACCCGTGTCCAAACAAGGAAGCAATATGCTTTCTACATGCTTATCTTCGCCTGAGATTTTCGTGTATCGGCAAGACCGAAGCCACCAACCGATACCTTATCTGCTAAAACTTCGAGGTCGCCTCGCAGCACGTCGCCCTCTATCTCCGATATTCCCCACACCTCTTTGCCAAACCGCCTCAGAGAACGGCATTTGA